ATGAGGTTGTAAATGGAAATCATAGGTTAGATGTAATGAATGAATTACAAATCAAAGAAGCCCATGTATATAACTATGGAAAGATAACAGTAGAGGAAGCAATGAGAATAGCAGTTGAAACAAATGAAACCAGATTTCCTACAAACTACTTACGATTAGGAGAAACATTGAAAGCAGTAAATAGTTTATATGATGCAGAGGAAATGTCAAAATCAATGCCTTATGATGAGGAACAAATAAACAATATGATAAATATGTTGGACTTTGATTGGGATAGATATGATAAAGGAATACTAAATTTAGAAGATGACCCTTTCAATTATACAATCAAAGTTAAAGTAAGTAAAGAAACATTTGAAAGGTGGAATGAATTAAGGGAAAGATTAAATGATATAAATGGATATGATAATGAAAGTAAAGTATTAGAATTTGCAATTATAGAAACACTTAATATACCAATAGAAAGCATAAGATGAAATCGGACGAAATCGGACACTTAAAAAAGAAAGCAGTAATTAAGGCTTTAGAGAAATCATTAGGGATTGTAACATTAGCGTGTAGTCAAGTAGATATTTCAAGGAGTACCTTTTACAAATGGTATGGGGAAGATGAGGAATTTAAGAAACAAGTAGATGATGTAGATAATTTAGTATTAGATTTTTCAGAGGGACAACTCTATCAACGAATAAAAGAAAAAAATGTTTCAGCAAATATCTACCACCTAAAAACGAGGGGGAGAAAAAGAGGTTGGGGAGAAAGACACGATATAGATTTTAACTCATCAGAACCTATAACTATAAATTTGAACCTTGGAGATAACACCGACCCTAACGAGTAAGCAAAAGACCGCATTCAAATACCTATATGATAACAAAACAAGTGAGGTATTATTTGGTGGTGCAGCAGGTGGTGGTAAATCTTGGACTGGTTGTGCTTGGATAATTATACTCTGTTTACAATACAAAGGTATTAGGTGTTTAATAGGGAGAAGTAAATTAACTAACCTTAAGAAAACTACAATGAATACTTTCTTTGAGGTGTGTAAACAATGGAACATAAATTCAGGGGAACATTTTACTTTCAATGCTGGTAGTTCTACTGTTACCTTTTACAATGGGAGTGAGGTATATTTGAAAGATTTATACCATTACCCATCAGACCCTAACTACGATAGTTTAGGCTCACTTGAATTAACTGCAGTATTTGTAGATGAGTGTAACCAAATAACAGAGAAAGCGAAACAAGTATTAACATCAAGGATAAGATATAAACTAGATGAGTATGGTATCTTACCTAAAATTCTACTAACCTGTAACCCTAGTAAGAATTGGGTATATACGGAATTCTATAGACCAAGTAGAATGAATAAGTTACCAGAGTATAGGAAGTTTGTACAATCGTTAGTAACTGATAACCCTTTTATATCTAAACACTACGAGGAACAGTTAGAGAAGTTAGATGAGATTTCTAAACAAAGATTATTACATGGTAATTGGGAGTATGATGATAGTGATGATAGACTTATGGATTACGATAAGTTAGTGGAGAGTTTCAATACTAAATTACCAGAGGGAGAGAAATACATAACTGCGGATATAGCACGATTTGGTAATGATAAAACAGTTATCGTATTATGGAATGGATTGAATGCTATAAACTTTTGGACTATGGATACGAATACTGTAACAGAAGCAGCAAACAAAATAAAGGAGATACAAATGTTGAATGAGGTTATCTTAAGGAATATCATAGTTGATGAGGATGGGATAGGTGGAGGTGTAAAGGATATATTAAGGTGTAAAGGTTTTATCAATAATGGGAGACCATTACAAAAGGGAAATTATAGAAACCTCAAAACACAATGTTATTATCTATTGTCCGATATGATTAACAAAGAAGAAGTAGGTTTTGATATAAGGGATATAGAAGTAAAAAAGAAACTCTTACAGGAGTTAGAACAAGTAAGGAGAAAAAACATTGATAAAGACGCTAAACTACAAATAATAGGAAAAGATGAAATAAAAGATACAATAGGTAGAAGTCCTGATTATGCAGATGCAGTTATGATGAGGATGTTTTATGAGATACGAGGAGACGGAAAATACTATATACAATAATAAACTATTTTTAACAAATACCCATTACTTACTATGGACATCATACTTACAAAGAACAAAAAGAAAACTAAATACTTCCTACCTACCCAATGGAACCAGGTTAAATTAGGACAATATATGGAAATACAAGAGCATTCCGAAAATGAGGACTTGGGAGATGTAGAGAGGTTGTGTTGTATACTAACTGCTTTATCTGGTATCTCAAGAGAGGATATCAATTTAATGCCATTAGACAATCTAACTACATTAAGGGTACAAGTATCTTTACTATTAGAAAGGAGAGCAAAGAAAAAACTAAAACATGTAATAACAATAGATGGTAACTTATATGGTTTCCACCCTAATTTATCACAATTAACATTGGGAGAGTTTGTTGATTTAGAAACCTATATAAAGAATGGAGTAACTCAAAATCTAGATGGTATCTTATCTTTATTATATAGACCTATTGTTGCAAAGAAAGGAGATAAGTATGATATAGAGGAATATAAGCCAAGTGATGAGAGGAAAGAGTTATTTAGAAAACACTTTACTGCAGACAATATAACTGGTGCAAGCGTTTTTTTTTTAACTTTAGGAAAACAACTTATACGAACTTTAGCGATTTATTCTCCACAGATAATGAAGCACTTGAAGAAGAGGGCTACAATACCAACTTCCTCAAAGGATGGGGATGGTATCAAATAGTATATTCTTTGTGTAAAGAAAACATATTGAATATGGAGGAAGTATTAAAAACACCAATTAGTGAAGCGTTAACTTGGCTGATGTATGAGTATGATTTAAGGAGACAAAAGGAACAATTCGAGATGATACAGAAAATGAAACAAAAACTATAATGCCACAAATACAAGGAAGACCAGATAAAGATGGAGTAGTAAGGGTTGATAGTAATGGACCTTACAAAAACTATAACAATGTAATTGATACTTTGTGGTGTATATCAGATAGCCACGACCAGATTAAGGCAACAACAGTAGGAGATATATGGGAAATAGATTTAGAAAAGAATACAAAGTTTCCTTTATGTCATATCAATACTGTTAATGCGGCAACTGGTAAAGGAGAATTAAGATTTACTTTCCAGGTATTTGTATGTGATTTAGTAGAACCACACGAAAGTAATGAACAAGAGGTATTATCAGATACATTAGATATTTGTACAGATATAGTTTCTGAATTTAAGAATGGACTATCCTTATCACACAATATGGGAGGTGGAAGTACAACCTTTACTGGTGACCACACAACAATTGACCCTCGTAGGTATTGGTTGAAAGATGGAGATATTACATACGAACCATTTACAGAGAGGTTTGCAAATGCAGTAACAGGGTGGGTGTTCAATCTTGTAGTATTAGTACAACATAGATATGATACTTGTTATACACCAGATGAGGATAACGATTGTAGAAAGTAATGTTTAAGTTTAAGATAGGAAAATGGATAATAGAAATAGGTTGGAAGAAATTCAAAATAACAATTAAAATATAAGTAATGGCAGATTTAACAGTAACAATTTCAGATAGTGTAACGATTGATGGGGCTACTAGAGGTAATACAGTAACCAAATTAGTTAGTAGTATAGTAGATACTTTTGAGAGAACTATAACTTGTGCTCATTCGCAGATTACTACAATAGCAGAATTTAATACATCTAATCACGCAGCAGAAAGTGCAATAGATTTAGACCAAGTTAGATATGTTAGAGTAAGTAATTTAGATGATACACAAGAATTGATAGTAGGTATTATCACAACAAGTAGTACAAATTATCAGGTAAGATTACACCCAGGTGGTTCTCATATATTATTTCATGGTCAAGATATTGCGGTAGCCGAAGCAGATGGAGACCCAGCAATGGCAAGTATGACTAATGATTTATCAGCAATAGAAGTCCAACCAGTTAGTGGTACTAATTGTAGAGTTGAGATATTTATAGCAAGTGTCTAACGAGTTACCTGAATTAAGTAGGTTTCTAACTTCTTGGGGTAAGACTGTAGTAAGAGAAGCAAGGGATAACGCACCAAGGGCTTCTGGGAAATTGGCTAACTCTTTGAAAGTAAGGTTATTAGAGGATAACAATAATTATACTATTCAGTTTGAGATGTTATATTATGGGGACTTCCAAGATAAAGGAGTAAGTGGAACAGGGGGGAAGTTCAAAGATAAGAGTAAAGGAGGAACAAGTAAATATGCAGGAAAAAGTTTCTCTGGTATTCAAAGATATAAAGATGAGTACTTTGTGGAAAGAATAAGTCCTTATGAATTTAAGAGTAAACCACCGAGTAAAGCATTTAATAAGTGGGTGATTAGAAAAGGGTTGAAAGGTGTAAGGAACCCAAGGACAGGTAGGTTTACACCAAGGAAAAGTTTAATGTTTGCAGTAGCACACACAATAGGAATAAAAGGATTAAAGAGTTCTAGTTGGTTTAGCGAACCATTAGGAGAAAACCTTAAAACATTACCAGTTGATTTTGCTATGAAGTTTGAATTAAGTTTAGTAGAAATGATGAATAAAATAGAAAAGTAATGGCATTTAGTATAAGAAACGCACCACCGTCACAATTCCACTCCTCTGGTATGGAGAATGTATGGTCAGTATACTCAACAGATGTAATAGGTAATTTCAAATTTAAGTATGTAGCAAGGGTATATGTAGAACAAAGTAAAACTGCTTTATGGGGAACACCGAAAGCAGTACTAAAAGTCTCCCCTAATGAGATAGGAGTTGGTAATATAGATGTAGGGACAGTAATAAATGATTATACTACTACTCAAAGAACAGGTTCAATAGGTATATTTTTTAATGGAACACAATATCCCTCACACCACGAGGGAGTAAACTATACAGGTAAACCTAATGGTCAGAAGTTAGCAAACCACCCTATACATTGTATAGATGAGTTCTCTTGTACTGATGGATATATGATGTGGTATGGTATAGAGTTCTTTGTGGAATTTGCAGGGGTACAAACAGACCCACCAGTATTGAGTGGAGTAGAATATACTACACAAGAACATCTAGTTTTCAACGGACAATTCCAAGAGGAAGCCTATTATTCAGCAAAGTTAAGTAGGTATAACAACGAGGGTATGGATGTTAATGCAGTAATGAGTGGTACTGAATTAGAGTATTTTACCAAAGAAAATGATTTTAAGGTAGGTGGAGAATATGGGACAATGGACTATATCTTATCTCCTTACCCTACAGGAATGGGAGAAAGTCATCAACAAAGATTTCCTCACTCTGCTGACCATATCCCTGCTCAATACAATTCAAATAGACAAGGGTATTTTATGACTGATAGTCCAAGGAGAATATGGTGTACTATGGAAGATTTTCATACAGTGTTTTTTCTTAATGATTTTTACCTTAATGGAATGATTAACACACAAGGTATGGGAACATCTAACTCAAACAAAAATGATATGGGTATGCCTAATTTTCAAGTAGGACAGTATTCAGAAAGTGGTGGAGTTTATACTGCAGTACAATGGGACAATGTAACTAATGGATATTCTACTGGTGGTTGGGAATGGGACGGTTCTACTGGTACTTCCGATGGTAGAAAGACCGGATTGTATGCAGGTATAGGTCCTGCTAATTTACAAAATGCAGGTATAAGTTTTAACGCTAATACTGTATTGTATAAGGTTATATTTAAGAAAAGAGGTGCTGATGTTTCAAACAATCCTAATTCAATATTCAGAGGTTACCAAACCTTATTCATACATATATTAGGAAGACACCCACAAAGACAATTAGGTTGTATTCATAACCCTGTTAGGTTGGCTTGGCTTAACCCTTTCGGAACTTGGGACTATTTTACATTTACAAAGAAAAGCACAGTAGAACACAAAACTAAACCTGTTTACTTTAACCCTATTCGTGGAGATTGGAATGGGTGGGCTTTTATGAAAGGTGCTCAATATCAAAGACAAAAGAAAGTATATAAGAGTACATCTAGTACATCTTGGATATTAAATACAGATTATCTTGAAAGTGATTACGAAGCCCAATGGTTAGAGGAATTGTTTAATAGTCCAGAGGTATATGTTATTCCTCAAAACCACGCACACAATACCTTTGGTAGTTATTTAGGGGGGTATATGG